ATAATGCATGAAATTATTTCTTATATCAACGATGAAATAGATGACCCGCAACGTATTTACTACACATTAGAAAACAACACAATTGGCGAAGCGGCACTAATAAGTTTAGCAGAGTTCGGCGAAGAACAATTTCCAGGCATGATGTTAAGCGAAGCAAAGAAAGCAGGAGTTGGGAGACGTTTTAGAAAAGGATTCACAACAACAAATAAAAGTAAGTTAACTGCGTGTGCTAAGATGAAAACACTAATAGAAACAGGTAAACTTACTATAAACAGTTCTGCATTAGTATCTGAACTTAAAGGATTTGTAGCACATGGCACTAGTTACGCAGGTAAGCCAGGAAGTACAGACGACTTAGTAATGTCCACTGTACTAATAATTAGAATGCTACAAACACTACAAAACTATCATCCCGAACTTAGTAATAGCATAAAAGACTACAATGACTCGGTTATAGAACCTATGCCATTTATACTTTTTTAAATAAATACATAAAACACTACATCACTCCATTATGAATGAAAACACCTCACAAAAACTGTTTGATTTACTACTAAGCAAAGACTTTGATATCAATACATTGGACTCATCGGGGAAATCTATTACTGATATTCAGGAAGCGGATATATTCAGTTTTGACTTTATTAGCAATACTATCAATTATGGCACTGTCGTTATACTAATGGGTGATGAGAAGAATTTTGAAATATTCTTCGGAGATAATATCGGTCGTGGATTAGAGCGTGATGCTAAGAACACATGGTATGATTTATTATATCAATTGCGTATGTTTGCTAAACGTAACATGATGAGTTTTTCACTTAAAAACATTAATAAGTTAAAACACACGATGCAGGGTCTTGCTACTATTAAAGAAGGCATACTGGAAGGTTGGAATGGTACTAGTAAATCTAGTTACAATCCACAAAAGAACAAAACTAAATTAATTATACGCCACAGTAAGAAAATCGCCGAAGGTGACCAACGATTCCGTAACATCAATTCAATTTTCATTGAAAATGGTGATGGAGAACGTTTTAAACTACCATTTAAAAGTATCGCAGGTGCTAGGGCAATGGCAAGACATGTTTCTGAAGGTAACACACCGTATGATGTGTTTGGACTTCATATTACAGAGACAGTTAATAATATAAACACATTAGGAAGTTTCCTACGTGTTAAATCAATTAATGAGAGTGAAGCATCTAGTAAAGTAGTTGAAACATGCAAACATCATAATAAGAAACTTAAGAAAAACATCAAATTAATGAGTGGTATACGTGGTTACAAGAAATATGTTGAATCTTGGTCACCATCTACCATTAATGAAGATGAGCAGATAATTGAGAAAGTACGAAATCTACTAGTTCCAGAGGGAGTATCAGACGACAGGGTCAATGACGTGTTGCCTGTACTTTCACACTTAATATCAGAATATCGCGCACAAAAAACAATAACAACTGAATCATCGAATGTGGAGAACAGTACCATGAGAGAATTAACAATGTTTGAAAGTTGGGCAAATAATATTACAGAAGGAACGTGGGCGATACCAAACTCACCTGAGTCATTGGGTCGTTTGAAAGAAATATTAAGTAACGAACTTCCGGTTGGGGTTGATGCTACCAATGCCACCGAAGTTCTTTATGATATTATCGGGGATGACACATTATTCGATAACCTTGGTGAATTAGCATCAGAAAATCCAGAAGCAGATGCGAGAGATACAATCATCGATTGGATGAGCATCAACGGATTTGGTGACATCATCCCATCAGAAATTCAAGTTTCTTAGACAATCATTGAAATGACTGAAATCTTTATTTCGGTCTTTTGTATGTTCTATGTTAAAAAATCTTATATATAATAACGACTGATTTAATAATACGAAAGTACGATAAATCATAAATAAACCGCTTATGTTAGATAAGCGTATTCTGATATCCGCGAAGGGTATTAGTCTTTTAGATATTATATAGGAGAAATAAAATGGCTTCATTAGCAGACATTCGTGCCCGTTTAGCGGCACAAGACAACAAATCATCAAGTAACGGTAATCAACAAAGTGGTGGATTAGTATACCCACATTGGAATATTGACGAAGGTTCATCGGCAACTATTCGTTTTTTACCTGATGGTAACGACGCAAATCCATACTTTTGGGTAGAGCGTGCAATGATTAAATTACCATTCGCTGGTGTTAAAGGTGGTGATTCAAAAGACGTAATGGTTCAAGTTCCATGTATGGAAATGTATGACACCGATATTCCGTGTCCAATTCTTGCGGAAGTACGACCATGGTTTAAAGATAAATCATTGGAAGATATGGGTCGTAAATATTGGAAGAAACGTACTTACGTATTCCACGGTTTTGTTCACACAGACCCAATGAACGAAGATAATGCACCTGAGAATCCAATTCGCAAGTTCATGATTAGTCCTTCTATTTTCAACATCATCAAGGCAAGTTTAATGGACCCAGAAATGGAAGATTTACCAACTGACTTTACTAATGGTTTGGATTTTAGAATTGCTAAGACTCAAAAGGGGCAATACGCTGACTATGGTACTAGTACATGGGCAAGAAAGGAAACTGCATTGACTGATGAAGAGCAAGCATCAATTGCAACACACGGTTTGACTGACTTATCTACGTACTTACCACCAATGCCTGATGCAAACACATTGAAGATTATGCATGAAATGTTTGAAGCAAGTGTTGATGGTCAGCAGTACGACGTAGAGAAATGGGGTAACTATTACCGTCCATGGGGTGTTGATAAGCCTGAAGGTACTGTGAATGTAGTAACTCCTGTTGCTGACGTATCTGCTGTAGGTGCTGATATACCTTTTGAAACACCTAAAGGTGCAACTGAAGTTAAAACTGAAACAGTTGCATCGTCAAGTGATAAGGCGTCTGACATTCTTGCACAAATCCGAGCAAGACAGAACGCATAGTCTCTCAGTGATTATTAGTAGTAATATATACGAGGATTTAATCAATCATAGATTAGATTCTCGTTTAGATAGTACTGATAAAGTAATACTTAATGACCACCTCGGTGGGTTTAATAAAGATATGAATAATCTAGTTCTTGATTATTTAGAATCAGTGGGGTTTGATAAGCCGATAGATATCAGTTATGTTGTGTCATCCGATATGCTTGATTCATACCCAACATTGGATATCTCACATCCATCCAAAATATCAGAAAGGTGTTTAGGTGTATTGTATAATTATTCTACTCACCCATGTACAGAGTTTAAGAATTTTTTATGTAGTTTTAATGGTTCTGACCATGTAGGTAGACAACTACTGTCTTCAATAATGGATAATTTTGGGTTATTTGATTCGAGGTATTCTAGTAAGAACTTCAGTTATCCTGAATCACATATTGATGGTCATTTTTCCAATATGGATTTGACAGATGATGAAATTAGACTATATAGAAAGTTTTTTATAAATTCTTCTGAATTCTTGGATACTGTTTTTACATTTGGACATGTGCAATATAATCATGCACAAAATATATATAACTTGGAACACAAACTAACTAAAAGTTTCATACATATTGTTAGTGAAACACTGTCTACTAGTTATTACCCATTTATAACGGAAAAATTCGTATATAGTATTGTTACTAGGGGATTATTTGTAGCAAATGGACAACCATTATGGCATGAATATTTGGAAGATGCTTATGGATTTAAATTATATGATAAAATTTTTGATTATTCATTTGATAAAATAAAAAACCCAATCAAACGAATAATTAAAATGATGGAAATGTTATCGAAGTTTTCTCATTTGAGTATAGATGATTGGAATGACTTATATTTAATGGAGAAAGATAATATAGAATACAATTATGACCATTATTTTAGCAAACAATACCTAAAATATTTACCACAATAACATGGGTGATTGCGGTTATCGGTTAAATTCCATATTGAATACATTACCAACAACGTCGTCTAATATGAAGTTATGGCTATGGGATTCGATGATTTCAATGAAAAATTAATCACAACATATTACGAGAGATATATAGAATTACATACATAAAGGAGAAAAACAATGGGGAAACCATTTGACGTAAGTAAATTTAGAAAAAGTATAACAAAATCAATTGACGGATTATCAATAGGATTTCATGACCCAACTGATTGGATTTCAACGGGAAATTACGCATTAAATTACCTCATATCAGGAGACTTCAACAAAGGTGTACCACTGGGTAAGGTAACGGTATTTGCTGGCGAATCAGGCGCAGGTAAGTCTTACTTTGCATCAGGTAATATTATTAAGAATGCACAGGAACAGGATATCTTTGTTGTGTTAATTGATTCTGAGAATGCACTTGATGAATCATGGTTAAAGGCACTTGGTGTAGATACAGACCCTGCTAAGTTATTGAAACTTAGTTTATGTATGATTGACGATGTTGCCAAGACTATTAGTACATTCATGATTGATTATAAAGCAATGGCTGAAGAAGATAGACCAAAGGTTCTTTTTGTAATTGATTCATTGGGTATGTTATTAACTCCAACAGACGTCAAGCAGTTTGAAGCAGGTGACATGAAAGGTGACCTAGGACGTAAACCAAAGGCATTAACATCACTTGTGCGCAATACAGTTAATATGATTGGTGCTTATAACGTAGGAATCATTGCTACAAACCACACATACGCATCACAGGATATGTTCGACCCAGATGATAAAATTAGTGGTGGGCAAGGTTTCATTTATGCTTCATCCATTGTTATTGCTATGCGCAAACTTAAACTTAAAGAAGATGAAGATGGAAATAAAATCACTGAGGTTAAAGGTATTAGAGCGGCATGTAAGGTGATGAAAACACGTTATGCTAAGCCATTCGAAGCAGTTCAAGTTAAAATTCCATACGAAACGGGCATGAACCCGTACAGTGGATTAACTGATTTAGCAGAAAAGCGTGGCTTGTTAGTTAAGCAAGGAAATCGTTTAAAGTACATTTCAAAGACTAGTGCTGTTGGTGCAGACGCAGAAGAAATTATCCAATTCCGCAAAGTATGGGAAAGAAACGAAAATGGGTGTTTGGATAGAGTGATGGCAGAAATGAGTGCAGAAGAGCCTGAGTTGGATATTGGCATCAATGAAGAAGCAACTATTGAGAATATTGAAACGATGGAAGTTGAAAATGATTTAGCAAAGGAAGTTGAAAATGAGTCTTGAATTGCAATTAGAGATATGGGATGTACTCCAAGCGCACATCGTTGATGTCAAAGATGCTGCAGATGATTTTGTGGCATTACTGATTGAAAATGGCATTGATGGTGAGAAAATTGCAAGCACAACAACAAGTGATGATATCAAAAAGGCATTACTTGATTATATCGATGTAGATGTAGATGAGGAATATGATGATGATGATGAGTATTAATGTATTCTTTAGGTAAATTCCCACATCTTTCTGATATTTCATGCAAGTCGAAATGGTCTTGGTCAACGATTATTTTTTATAATGGATTGACATCGTCGTGTCATAGGGTCGATAAAGAGAAACTCACCCCGTCGAGCATGATGAATTTCCACAATACCGATGAAAAGATGAAACAGCGCCAATCGATGTTAGATAATAAGTGGCCAATGAAGGGCTGTGAATTTTGCAAAAATGTAGAAGATTCAGGTGGGATAAGTGATAGAATCCATCAATCTAATATCCCATCATTTCCAATGGAATTGGAAAATGGTACCATAACCACAGCAACTACCCCTACCACCGTCGAGGTTTATTTGGATAATAAGTGCAATTTGGCGTGTGTGTATTGTCACACATCATATAGTTCTAGAATTGCATCTGAGAATAAGAAATTTGGAAAATTTCCAAACATCGATTTGAGAAATGAATTTCAAGAAAGAGACCCAAATATTGATGAAAATAAAAAAATATTTTGGGAATGGATGGTTGTTAATTCACATAACGTAGAGCATTTCAATGTGCTTGGTGGAGAACCATTCATACAATATGATTTTAATGTTTGTGTTGATTTTTTTAAGAATAATCCAAGACCAAATTTAACTCTAACATTTGTATCTAATTTAATGTTGCCATCGGCTATGTTTGTGAAATATATAAACTTACTGAAAATATTAGTCGATGATGGGTGCGTAAAAAGGATTGACATAACTGCAAGTATAGATTCATGGGGAGATGACCAAGAATATACTCGCCATGGTATAGACTTAAAAAAATTCGAAAAGAATATGGATTATCTTTTGACTTGTGGTGATTGGTTATATTTGACGGTGAATCATACAGTTTCTAGTTTGAGTATTGTTAATTTTCATTTATTGATGGATAAAGTAAGTGAATGGAGGGTAAGAAAGCCGATATATCAAACAGGTGGGTTTGTGACGCATGAACCCCACCTACACCCATTAATTTTCCCAAATGGGTTTTGGGATAGGCATTTTGAGTCAGCATTAAAAAAAATCAATAGTGAGAATGGATATGAGGAAAAGAATGGATATGATGTAGTGAATGGTATGTATATATATGTTAAAAAAATGGGTGCAGTTGACGAAGAACAGATTGGAATCCTTATTAGAGCGTTAAATGAATATGATAGAAGAAGGGGAACATCGTGGAGAGACGCATTCCCATATCTAGTGGAGTTTGAACATGTGGTATACTAAAGTAATTCAAGATTTATCCTCTATCCCACATTTTATTGACTACTACAATAAACAATTGGATGAGGCAAAATTAGAAGTAATTCTTAATGGGCATGTCGAAACCAATATTAAGGAATTACCTGGTGTTACTGAACAACGTTTCTATCAGTTGCAGGAAATAGAAGCAGTGCTAGAATTTCTTAATATTGAGTTAAGACGTATTAGGCGTAAGTATTTTAAACAATACCTTGAAGCATATGCGCGTTCACTGAGTAGTAGAGATGCAGAGAAGTACGCAGACGGTGAGGATGAGGTTATTGACTTTGAATTACTCATTAATGAGGTTGCGTTATTACGAAATAGATGGTTGGGTATTATGAAGGGATTGGATACCAAACAATGGCAACTAGGGCACATCGTTAAGTTGCGTACTGCTGGTATGGAGGATGTTGTTGTATGAGTTTCACTTCAGCACAGGAAAGTCACCAACATAGTCTAGAAACATTGGAGTTATTATGCGCTTATCCTGAGTTCATGGAAAGTATTGATAGTGTGTGTGATATTGGTTGCGGTAAGGAAGGATTGGATTTAGAATGGTGGGCAACGCGCGAAGTTGATGTAGATGATGTTTTGCTTCCATTGAATATTAACTGTACTGGTATTGATATAAATGAAAAGTTATTAATCCAACACGACAATATAACATACGTACAGCACGATTTTGAAACTCAATTAGACAAACAGTTTGATGTATTGTATTGCCATGATAGTTTTCAGTACGCACTTAATCCGTTATTAACATTAAGCAATTGGTACAATATGTTAATAGAAGGTGGTATGTTGGCGCTACAAGTTCCGAGTACAACAAACTTAGAATACAATAAGTCAGCATATTCACAACCCAACTACCATTACTATAATCATACAGTGGATAGTTTAATACACATGCTATCGGTGAATGGATTTGATTGTAATTCAGGGTTCTTCCAACAACAATACAATGACCCATGGATTAAAGCAATTGTGTATAAAAGTGACATAGAACCAATGAATCCAAAAAATACATCTTGGTACGACTTAGCAGATAAGGGGTTACTTCCTAAGACTGGTGTAGAAAGTATTAATAAATACGGGTACATGAAACGTGAAGATTTAGTTCTCCCGTGGTTAGATTATAGTAATATTTGGTACGGACAATAATATGCAAGTAGCGTTAATTACCGGCGGATTTGACCCACTACATAG